AACCTGAGAAGTAAAACACACGATAAAGGTGTAATAAGATATTTAGCTGGCAACAGCTAATTTGTTTAACATTTTAAATTTAAAAACATGGCATTAAAAGGAAAATATGATTATAAAGGCATCGAAGTAGCTGATGCTTACATAAAAATATCAAGCGTAAATTGGAGTTGTAATAGCAATTCTGAGAATTACGTAAAGACTGCAGCTGTGTTCAATTCTGATGGTTCAGTTAAAACCGCTGAAGTTAGAGATAACAAGTGGGTACAAACTACAATTGGAAATTGGCACGCAAATGTTTATAAAGATAAAGCAGCAAGAGATGCAAATCCTAACGACCATATCTGTTCAGTCAGTGGGTCATTCGATGTTGATCTTAAAGATAGCGCAAAAAATCCTGTAAAACAGGCTTATACTGCAGCTAAAACTGTTGATACTTATAAAGATATGGCAGACGCTTAGTAAGGTATAATTTTAACAAATAAATAAATAATTATGGCAATTACATACACATGGAAGATTACGGCTATGAAAAAAGCACCATCGTTAGACGGTTTGTCTGATGTAATCACTCACGTTAACTTTGAATATAAGGGCGTAGATAAAGATGGAAATGAAGGAGTATTTAACGGCGCGTGCCCTTTACCGGGTCCTGACGCTAAAGACTTCATAAAATTAGCAGATGCAAAAGAAGCAGATGTTATTAAGATGGCACAAGCTAACCATCCTGTAGAACACATGAATGATGTTATCGCAAAGCAAATAGCTGATAAGATAGCACCTAAAAATGAAGAGGTTAATATGCCTTGGGCTCCAAAAGAAGAAGAAAAAGGAGAGTAGGACAATAGCTACTTAATATTATTATATTGTGTGTGATAATATTAAAGTATAATTTTAACTAAAATTTAATTAATTATGAATAAAAATGTAGAAGACATAAAGGTCGAAAAAATAACGGACGAGCAGTTACAAGAACTCCAAGGACACGTTAACAAAATTAACCAAGCTCAATTACAATTAGGTCAATTAGAGTCTCAAAAATATGGTCTTGTTGGCGCTATACCTCAACTCCAAAAGGAATTAAAAGAATTCCAAGATAAAATGGAAGAGCAGTATGGTAAAGTAAGTATCAATATTCAAGACGGTACAATACAAGAAATACCAGAAGATGAGCAAGCTAATACGTAAGATAAGTATTGGTAAGGATTATAAAAATGAAGCTATGCATTACGCCGTTGGCCAAGAGGTCTACGGCGGGCATACAATTTGTAATATAATAGAGGAGGATACTAAATACAGCATTTATATTAAAAAAGAAAACGAGGTTTTACCTTGGAAAGATTTTAATAAGAATATGGCTGTATCAGTAGAATACAACCTTGAATATTAATGCAAGCTTTATATAACTTTATAATCAAGCCAATAGGGGAAAGGTATAATAACGTTAATAAAGTTGGTGATAATGAGTTGATAGTCAATACTGAAATATTCAATCATCAATACATTAATAGAGAAGCAAAAGTACTGTATACACCAAAACTGTTAAAAACACCTATTAAAGTTGGTGACACTGTGTTAGTTCATCATAATGTTTTTCGTAGATGGCATAACATGCGTGGTGAAGAAAAAAATAGTAGAGGTTATCTTGGAAATAACATGTACTCTGTAAATGGTGATCAGGTTTTTGCTTATAAACAAAATAATAATTGGAAATCATTAGATGGGTATTGTTTTGTTAAACCAATAAAATCATTGAATAATTTATCAGTTGATCAAGAAGAGCCTTTAATTGGCGTGATGAAATACACAGATGATACGTTGATAATGATTGAAGAAGGTGATTTGGTAGGTTTTATGCCAAACAGTGAATTTGAGTTTATCATAAACGGTGAAAGACTATATAGAGTTTTAACTAGTAACATTTCAATTAAATATGAATATCAAGGACAAGAAGAAGAATATAATCCAAGCTGGTTACAAAGCGGTGGACGAGTTAATAAAAGTAGCTAAAGAAGAAATTGTTGATAGCGATGAAGATATTTCTGCTGATAGATTAAAAAATGCAGCCGCAACAAAAAAACTAGCTATATTTGATGCGTTTGAGATATTAAATAGAATTGAAGAAGAAAAAAACATATTAGAAGATAAGCCAACTGAGCAAAAAGAAAATACTTTTCAAGGTTTTGCCGAAAGAAGATCTAAATAATGTACGAACAAACCTTATATAAAATTGTTAAGCCAATAAAGATAAATACTATTAAACGGCTTAATAAAGCAAAGAAATGGAAATATGGCTATGATAAAGATCATGATATTGTAGTTATAAGCAAAACAGGACAGATAGGTGAAATATATGAAATTCAAAATTTTAAAATAGCCTTACCTCTTGCTACTAATGTTTATAGTAGATCAAAAAAGAAACAAGAACAACATTGGGAACAGTTTGAATATCCAAAAGCATTAAAAAACGTTAAAACCATTTTTGACTGGAGAGATTACCCAAGTGAACATAAAGATAAATGGTTTGATTATATCAATGAAGAGTTTAATCGTAGAGAGAATGGTTTTTGGTTTAATAATAATGGTAAGCCTACTTACATTACCGGTACTCACTATATGTATCTTCAGTGGTCAAAAATTGATGTGGGTGCTCCTGAATTTAGAGAATCCAATAGATTATTCTTTTTATTCTGGGAAGCTTGTAAAGCAGATAAACGCGCTTATGGAATATGTTACCTTAAAAACAGACGATCTGGTTTCTCGTTTATGGCAAGCGCGGAGACAGTTAACGCTGCTACTATCTCGAGTGATGCAAGATTTGGTATACTATCAAAATCTGGTTGGGATTCTAAAAAGATGTTTACGGATAAGGTTGTACCAATATCTGTTAATTACCCGTTTTTCTTTAAGCCGATTCAGGATGGTATGGATAGACCAAAAAGCGAACTTGCATATAGGGTACCGGCTCAAAAATTTACTAGAAAGAAGCTTCAAACAAATGAACAGATTGAAGAAATTGTAGGTTTAGATACCACTATTGATTGGAAAAATACTGGTGATAACAGTTACGATGGAGAAAAACTTAACCTATTAGTGCACGATGAAAGTGGTAAGTGGGAAAGACCTGATAATATATTAAACAACTGGAGAGTAACAAAAACATGTTTACGATTGGGTAGTAGGGTTATTGGGAAATGTATGATGGGTTCAACATCAAACGCATTAGACAAAGGAGGAGATAATTTTAAAAAATTATTTAGAGATTCTGATGTAACAAAAAGAAATAAAAATGGACAGACTAAATCTGGTTTATATAGTTTGTTTATACCAATGGAATGGAATTATGAAGGCTTTATGGATAAGTATGGTATGCCAGTATTTAATACGCCATCAGATCCAACGTATGATTACTACGGTGAATTAATAGACACTGGAGTTATAGATCATTGGGAAAACGAAGTTGAGGGTTTAAAAAACGATCCTGATGCTTTAAATGAATTTTACAGACAATTTCCTAGGTCTGAGGAGCATGCATTTAGAGACGAAGCTAATAATAGTATATTTAATTTAACTAAAATATATGAACAGATAGATTTTAACGAAGAGTTAAATAGTAAAGCGCAAATGTCTACGGGTAACTTTCAATGGGCAAATGGCGTTAAAGATACTAAAGTAATATTTTACCCAGATTTAAAAGGAAGATTTAATATATCTTGGGTGCCGCCTAGAAATTTACAAAACAATATTGCTACAAAAAATGGTATAAAGTATCCTGGTAATGAACACATGGGTGCTTTTGGTTGTGACAGTTATGATATATCAGGAACTGTTGATGGTAAAGGATCTAAAGGTTCTTTACACGGTTTAACTAAGTTTAGTATGGAGGATGCACCTCCAAATCACTTTTTTTTAGAATATATAGCTAGACCACAAACGGCAGAGATATTTTTTGAAGATATGTTAATGGCGTTAGTATTTTATGGAATGCCTATATTAGCGGAAAATAACAAACCTCGTTTATTATATCATTTAAGAAGAAGAGGTTATAGAGGTTATTCAATGAATAGACCTGATAAAGTTTGGAACAAGTTATCTGTTACTGAAAAAGAAATAGGTGGTATACCTAACACGAGTGAGGATATTAAACAAGCGCACGCATCTGCAATTGAGATGTATATTCAAGAAAACGTAGGAATGAAACATGATGGGTCACATGGCTCAATGTATTTTAACAAAACACTAAATGATTGGTCAAGATTTGATATCAATAAAAGAACAAAGTTTGATGCAACAATTAGTAGTGGTTTAGCAATAATGGCGTGTAATAGAAACTTATACAAACCAAATGCTAACGTAGAAAAAGATAAAGTAAATATTAGTTTCGCTAAATACACTAATACAGGCGAAAGATCACAAATAATAAAGTAATATGGCAAAACCAACAAAAGGTTATTTTCCAAGTCAAGTTGTAAGTGACGCTGAAAAGGCAAGTTATGATTATGGTTTAAAGATAGCAAAAGCAATAGAAAGTGAATGGCTAGGTAAATCTGGATCAAACAATAATAGATTAAATTCTACTAGGCACCAATTTGATAAACTTAGATTATATGCTAGGGGAGAACAAAGTGTACAGAAATATAAAGATGAATTATCTATAAACGGTGATTTGTCTTATTTAAATTTAGACTGGAGACCTGTACCTATTATACCTAAGTTTGTTGATATTGTAGTTAATGGTATTGCTGAAAGAACGTACGATATAAAAGCTTATTCACAAGATCCATATGGTGTTACAAAGAGAACACAATATATGGAATCTATTTTAAATGATATGCGTTTAAAAGATGTAAATGAATTTGTTCAAAAATCTTTTAATTTAGACATGACAGAAAGTAATTTAAGCGAATTACCAGGTAGTGAAGAAGAGCTAGCAGTTCATATGCAATTATCTTACAAGCAGTCTATTGAAATAGCACAAGAACAAGCATTAAATACTTTATTCGAAGGAAATAACTACGAGTTAATTAAGAAAAGATTTTATTATGATTTAACAGTGCTGGGTATAGGTGCTGTAAAAAATACATACACAGAATCTAAAGGTATTTGTTTAGACTATGTTGATCCTGCAAACTTAATATATTCGTATACTGAGTCACCATATTTTGACGATATATATTATGTTGGTGAAGTAAAAGAATTACCAATAAATGAATTAAAAAAGCAGTTTCCTAATTTAACAAATGAAGATTTGTTGGAAATAGTAAATAACAATTCTAGCGTTAGTCACGTTGGACAAAGTACAATAGCTTCAGATGTCAGCACTGATACTAATATTGTTCAGGTTTTGTTTTTTAATTATAAAACGTATGCTAATGATGTTTATAAAGAAAAAACAATGTCATCAGGCGCTACAAAATTAATACAAAAAGATGATAGCTTTGATCCACCGCAAGAGGATGAAAGATTTAAAAAGTTATCTAAATCTATTGAAGTTTTATACGAAGGAGCATTAATACTAGGTACTAAAAAATTAATAAAGTGGGAGTTAGCTAAAAATATGCTAAGACCTAAAAGTGATTATACAAAAGTTAAAATGAACTATAGTATAGTCGCACCAAGAATCTACAAAGGTAGAATTGAATCACTTGTTGGTAGAATTACTAGCTTTGCTGACATGATTCAATTGACTCATTTAAAACTTCAGCAGGTGATGGCAAGAATGGTTCCTGATGGAGTTTACTTAGATGCTGATGGTTTAGCAGAAGTTGATTTAGGTAATGGCACAAACTACAACCCGCAAGAAGCACTAAACATGTTCTTCCAAACTGGTAGTGTTATTGGTAGATCGTTTACTGGAGACGGTGATATGAATCCAGGTAAAGTGCCTATACAAGAAATTTCTAGTGGTAATGGAGGTGCTAAGTTACAAAGTTTAATTAACACATACAATTATTACTTGCAAATGATAAGAGACGTGACCGGACTAAATGAAGCAAGAGATGCTAGTGTTCCAGATAAAAACGCTTTAGTTGGCGTGCAGAAATTAGCAGCAGCTAATAGTAATACAGCCACAAGACATATTTTACAAAGTGGTTTATTTTTAACAACTGAAACAGCGGAGTGTTTATCTTTAAGAGTATCAGATGTGTTAGAATACTCTGACACAAAAGACGCGTTTATACAAAGAATAGGCGCTCATAATGTTAGCACTATAGAAGAAATGCAAAACCTGCATCTATATGATTTTGGTATATTTATAGAATTACAACCTGATGAAGAAGAAAAAGCTATACTTGAAAACAATATACAACAAGCGTTAGCTAAAAATAGTATTGAGTTAGAAGATGCTATAGATGTTAGGGATATTAAAAATATTAAATTAGCTAATCAATTGTTAAAAATAAGAAGACAAAAGAAAATAGCTAGAGATCAACAACTTGCGGAAAGAAATATACAAGCACAAGCGCAAGCTAACGCACAAGCACAGCAGGTTGCCGCTCAAGCTGAAGTTCAAAAGCAGCAAGCTATAGTACAAAGTAAAGCTGAACTTGAAAAGGTTGAATCACAATTAGAACTTCAAAAGTTACAAGCTGAGGCACAGTTGAAAAAAGACTTAATGAATCATGAGTTTCAATTAAACATGCAATTAAAGCAAATGGAAGTTGATGCTATGAAAAATAAAGAAACTATAAAAGAAGATCGTAAGGATGAGCGTACTAGAATACAAGCATCTCAACAATCTGAATTAATAGAGCAGAGAAATAATGATAGTTCTGCTAAAAAATTTGAATCATCAAGTAATGATACATTAGGTGGTGGTTTTGATCTAGGTGTTTTTGATCCTAGGTAATTGTTTAATTTTATAATATTATATTATGGCTAATAAAAAGAAAGAAGAAGTAGTTGAGCAAACTACTGATGAAAAAGTTGAGGCTCCTATGGGAGACACA